CATGGCGTTGCTCCTTTCTGAGTTATTGATTGGCGTTAATTCCTCAGAATATCTGCATCGCCATGAATTATTTCAACTCATGCCCTCACCTTCAGGGCACCAACGGGGTTTGGGACATCCTCAAGTAGTGAAATGCCCATTCATCGGACAGTGAAAAGGTTCATTTCGTTCAATGTTTATAGGGCTTCTGCCATAACTTGTCCTATAATAAGCATTATGGCAAGTACAATTCTATTATGAGACAGCCCATAAAACAGATTCACGCGCTGGTGAAACGCGAAAGGGCGAACCGACCCCCGATATGTATGTACCTTACTTCACTCTCTCCGGGGGAAAAAATTCATAGGGGAGGAGGAAGTGGCGAATTCGGGTGATAAGAGGGGTAGAGGTAGGACAGGAGGAGGAGTAGTAGGAGGAAGGGTAGCCATTTTGAGAGAAAAGGGAGTAGATAATTCTAGGAGGAAGTGATTTGGCGGTTAAATCGGTTACTGGGGGGTCAAAAAGGGCATATTTTAGAGGGAAGAGTGGAGGTGGTGTAGAGGAGTAGTGGGTGATGTGGCGAATTTGGAGTAGATTGGGGGTAAGAGAGGGTGTTTAGGCGGGAAAGCGGGTCATTTGGGGCATTTCTGTCACTATGAAAGTGCTGGAAAGAAAGCTTGAAGGTATGATTTACGGGGATGTGCTAGGAAGATGACAGGGATTTTACCTTGAGTCTGTAGCTATCGGAAATCTCCATGAGTTCTTGGGCGGTGAACTTTCTGATTTTGTATTTTTGGCTTTCAAGTCTTTTGATTTCATCTTCACCCCACCTCTGGACCAATCTTTTGCGATATTCGACTTCATTCCCACCAAGGTAGATATTGCAGTGATTGCACTGGGCCGAGACATTATGCTCATCGAAAAAGGCCTCTCGGTGAATGGCCTTTACGTAGTGTCCCGCGTGCATATCGGTATAACGATAATGACGGTCGCAAGAACCACATTTGGGGTATCTACCATCTCTTAGGCGAACAAACAAAGAGAACCACCTCCAGGCAGTCGTTTTCTTGAGATCTCGGGCTCTGGTAATCTTTGAAATGATGGTTCTCCTGGGGAGCGGGGTATCAACCTTTAGGCTAGAGTATCAATCTTTCTCATATTTATATCAGATTGTGACGGTGATCGTTAAAGGCTTCGTCGTCGATCCAAATTTCTTTGCCTGAAAACATCACGAGGAGGTACACACTCATCAGATCGTTGATTCTATACAAGTCAAGGGCGGCTATCTTGTCGACGTGTATTATGGTTTCTACACGCTCTGGATCAATCCATATTGTCAGGTCGTCAAGGGAGGTGAGTTGTATTTTCATTATTTCAGTCCATTCTTTTTCTGATAAAGGCGGGGTTTGGCACGGTTGGGTCCGCGTTGGCTTCATCAAGGATGGGAACGGGAGAATGCTTCTTCAAAGCCTCGAGAAGAAGAAGGGCGTCGTCAAGAAGTTCCACAAGCTGATATCGATCGTCAGGAGGATTCCGTGTGAGCTCCTCGGCCATCCTGAGACGCTGATTGAGTTGACGGTTTATCTCCTCGCACGCTCCTCTGCGGGAGAATTCTTTAATATCGGCATGTGTCATTTTTTCTCCTAAAAATTCGAGCCGCAGCCCATCCCAAATCTCTCCCATGAGATTTTTTAGGTTGTGAGATGTGGCTCTTTAGTTTGGTTTTTTGGGTGTAAATCCGGCAACAATCTCAATGGGGCTCACCGGGGTTGCTTCGTTTTTGACGCGGATCTCCCCCGGCAGTAGGGCTATTGCCACCTGGACGCACTGGGCCATGAATTGTTGAGCTGATTGTGCATTTGGAGCGTAGACCTTGGCCGTGATCGCCATTGTGCATTCGAACTGAGGGAGCGACGGCGCTTGATTGTCTTTGAATTTTATTGGTTCGCTCATCGTGCCCGAGTCCCCAGTTTTGCCATAGTTTTAATCTCCTGAATTTCCTTGCGGATATCCTGCACTCTCGCCCTTAAAGCGTGTAATTGCTTTCGTAGGCGCGTACCGGCGGTCCTGTTCCCCTTTTCGTAGAACTTGGAGAAGTCAACTTCGGATGTTCCCAATAATTCGCGTAATTCGGTGAATCTGCTCATGGATTACTCCTTGGTGAGTGGCGTATCATTAACCCCAGTTTGGTGAGCTCGTTTATTGGCACCTCATCTACAATTTCCCTAAATACAGGAAGAACGAAATCGGTTGACCACTTTTCGAAAGTAGAATCAGACAAGTTCATTATCCGTTGAATTTTTTTGTGCGAACCTCCAGTAACTTTTAGAATTGCCTCTTTACTTATTGAAGAGATGTCGCTCCATGTGGCAAGACGCTCATCTAAAATTTCCTGGTAAGCTACGATGGAAAACCGTACCAACAAATCATAGGGTAATTGTTCTTCGTTTATGTCGGAATCAGGGGGCATAACTACCTATGCGCGACCCCCTCGAGTTCAAGGCCCTTCCTGATGAGGCGTTCGGCGACAGTGTTTATTTTACGGTCCTCGGCGAGAGCCATACTTTCGATGAGCTCAACCAGTTTGCGGTCGATCCCCAGTGCGCGGTTCGCCTCTTTTCGTGTTTTGAGTTTTTTAGGCATGGCTCAATAATAAGAATCGCTTTAATCAAAGTCAAGTGTTTGAATGAAATAATTATTTTTCAAAACTATTGACATCAACCTCAAAAAATTGTATGTTCCACACATGAGAACTCTGCGAGCAATCTCACCTAATTCTAGAATCTCCCGTCAGCCGTAGCGTTATCGTCCTCATCGCAAGGGATCTCATCGTTACTCCTCTGGCGGGAGAATTTTAATGAGAGCGAGCTACTTATGCACAAACAGTCGTTTGGTTTTGTTGTTACAACCTCAGACGAGAACGAGCAGGAAATCCGTATCCTCCAGTTCAATCTTGGGCGGGAGGACGATGATTCGATCCTCTTGCATGTCGACCAAGTGGATTATCTTTGCGCTTGGCTTCAGCAAGCGAAAAGAGAAATAGAGTCAAAGAAAGGCGAGGGGCATGGCTAAACGCTTGACGGCCTCAGACAAGTGGGAAGATCCGTGGTTCCGTCGACTCCCCCCTGATTTAAAATTATTTTGGGTTTACCTTCTCGACAAATGTACTCACGCTGGTATTTTTATTCCAGACATGGAACTTGCTGAGTTTTACATAGGCAAGAAGTTGGATGCGAACCTTATACGCAAGGTACTAAAGGGTAGACTTGTTGAGTGTGAAGACGGTAAATGGTTTATTCCTAAATACATCCACTTCCAGTATAAAAAATTGAATCCCGCGAACGTGGCGCATAAAGGGGTTATCGAAACGCTCCAACACTACGGATTAGTTGACGACAACCTGCAAGTCATTGAAGCCCCTTTAAAGCTCCTTCAAAGCTCCTTTAAAGCCCCTAAAGATAAAGATAAGATAAAAGCTAAAGCATCGGATAAAGAAAAGGTATAGGTATAGGTATAAGCCTAAGCAAAGGATATGCTCGTTCACGCAAAGGTAATGAACTTTCACAAGCAAGCAAAGGATATCCCATTATGACCGAGCTACAAAAGATCGAAAAACGCATTGAACTGGCTATAAATGCTGGTAAAAACGCCATGATTGCAACAATAAAGCTACTCGGGGATGTGTACGAAAAAAAACTCTGGGAGGAGAGTTATAAATCATTCTCCGAATACTGTGAGAAGCGATGGCACTTTTCAAGAATCCGAGGTTATCAAATCGTCGGTTCTGCTGAGATTTTGAAGCTTTTACCTGAAAAAGTGTTAAGCGCGCTTAACAGTGAAAAAGCCATTGCGGCGTTGAAAGACGTACCCCCCGATGAGCGAGAAAAGGTGATTGAGAAGGCTTCAAAATCCGGGAAGGTGACGGCCAAATCCATCAAAAAAGCCGCCAAAGATGAGACTCCCCCACTACTCGACAAGACGGGGCTTCTCATCCCGACAGCGATAGAGCGAGACTGGGACCGATCTAAGGATCTTGCCGAATTTATGCTATCACGCATATCCCAGGTAAAGGTCGCTCTCGAGAAGGGAATGGAAGATGAATCTGAGATTTTTACAGAAGTCACGAATAGCACCCTTTCGAAGCTCAAATACATCTATCAGGATCTAAAACGACTCGAACCACACGCCGTATGTACATCCTGCCAGGGGTCAACATCGAAAGAGAAATGTTCACTTTGCGGCCATCGCGGATTTATCTCGGAATTTATATACAGGAATTGTTCACCAGAGGAAACCCGTAAAATCCGGGAAGCCAAATGACGCTCAGGGATTATCAGGAGCGCGCGGTAAACGCGATTGAGGAGGAGTGGAAGGAGAACGACTCCACACTCTTAGTCTGTGCCACGGGAACCGGAAAGACACAGATTTTTTCCGAACTCATACGCCGTCGTCAACCGCAACGTGCGATGATACTTGCACACCGGGAAGAACTTATATGGCAAGCGCAGAAACGTCTCGAATCCTTAGACATCGAAGCGGAAGTAGAGATGGCAGACTTTAAGGCTGGCACTAAGTTTTGGAATATGAGGCCGGTTGTGGTATCAACAATCCAGACTCAATGCGCTGGCAAAAACGGCAGTACAAGGATGGCGAAGTTCAACCCAGAAGAATTTTCATTACTCATCATCGACGAAGCACATCACGCTACAGCACAATCCTATCGGCGTGTCATTGACCATTATCGTCAAAATCCAAATCTCAAAGTATTAGGAGTTACAGCGACCCCAGATAGAGCTGATGAGGAAGCACTCGGCAAGGTTTTTCAGACCGTCGCGTTCGATTATGAAATACTTGATGCGATTAAAGATGGTTGGTTGGTCCCGATTGAACAACAAATGGTCGAAATCGAATCATTGGATTATTCACACATCCGCACGACAGCAGGAGATCTGAATGGTGCCGATCTCGCAGAGGTAATGGAGGCTGAAAAAAATTTACAGGGGATTGCCGCTGCGACGATCGAAATAATTGGGAAACGGAAAACAATCGTATTTACGGCAAGCGTGAGACAAGCTGAAAGTCTATCTGGCATTTTCAATCGACACCGAGAAGGAATGTCAAGGTGGGTTTATGGTGGTACACCGAAGGAAATAAGACGCGAAATACTAAAAGATTTTGCGGAAGGGAGTACACAGGTAGTTGCGAATTGTGGGATTTTATCTGAAGGTTTCGATGAACCTGGGGTTGAAGTAATAGTCCAAGCCCGACCAACCAAATCGCGATGCCTATATTCACAGCAAATCGGCAGAGGGACCCGGCCACTTCCCAAAATCGTTGACGGCATTGACGCAAAAGAGGAACGAAGATTCGCGATTGAGACCAGCGCGAAACCATCCCTACTTGTCGTGGATTTTGTCGGCAACAGTGGTCGCCACAAACTCATCACCAGCGCAGATGTACTCGGAGGCAATGTTAGCGAAGAAGCGATCGAACTCGCTATCAAAAAAATCAAAAAGGAAAAGAACCCACGTAAGACAGACGAACTACTTGAGGAGGCTCAAAGGGAAATTGAGGAGCGCAAGAAACAAGATGCTCTCCGCAAGGCCCGACTGGTCGCGAAAGCGAAATACACGTCGAAGATAATTGACCCCTTCAATATCTTCCAACTCGAGCCGGCGCGCGAGCGCGGATGGGACGCCGGGAAATCACTTTCAGAGAAACAGAAAAATCTTTTACGCAAACAGGGGATCGATCCCGACTCAATGTCGTATGTGCAAGCGAAGCAACTTATTGTTGAACTCTTTCGGCGCTGGAAAGACGATTTATGTTCACTGAAACAGGCGAACATCCTGAAGAGGTATGGCTATTCAACGCAACTCACACGCAAAGAAGCCAGCGCACTCATAGATCAACTCGCGAAAAATCACTGGAAGAGGGTAGGGTAATTTATGAAGGAGAGCATTACATGAAAACAGCTGATTCAAATAACGCAGGGCTGACAGGGAAGATCGTTTTTGATGAAACCACGTTCTCGGCGCGAGGTGGAGGCAAACAATGGGAAATGTTCTTGGAGTTCATGCGCCACATCGACGAAGGCAAAAAATCTCTCTACGTCGGCCCCGACTACGTTGTGATGGGCCTGGAATACTTCAATTCTCTCGAAGTCCGTCTGAGCGAGGCGGTTCAATTCGTTGACGCACTGTACAGAATCGTGGCGGAAAATCTTAATGGCTTGTTAGATTCACACGGGCGACCACCTGGGTATGATTCTTATGAACAGGGGAAAGTTCAGGCTTATGAAGACCTGTTGACAGCCATTTCCGCCCACCGCGCAAAGCTGATGACAAAGGGCGAAGGGCGTTTGTAGATGAGCGAGCATAAATTCATAAGAGCGACCAAAGCCTTTAAATGTAAAATATGCCGTCACGATTCGTGGTGCTCTTATGCAGACGGTCTTGGCTGGGTATGTATGCGCGTAGAAAATTCTCACCCGACAGCAAACGGGGGTTGGTGGCACAAAGACTCGGGGGGGCCGAGCAATCCGTTTCAACTTCCAAAAGAACAACCCGTCATCGTACTGAACAATCTCGACTGCGAAAGAATTTTCTCAAACCTCATCGTCGATGTAAACATGATGGTGTCTTTCGCCGACACGATCAACGTCGATGCGTCAGCACTACGTTACCTTGATGCACGTTGGTCTCCGTATTTCAATGCGTGGGCCTTCCCGATGAAAAACGCTCAAGAAAAAATCGTGGGCATAAGACTTCGAAACGCCGAAGGAAGAAAATGGGCCGTTAGGGGATCACACCAGGGTCTCTTCATACCGAGCGGTCTTCATGATAAGACACTGATGATTTGTGAAGGCCCAACCGATACAGCCGCAGCGCTCACACTCGGATACTTCGCCGTCGGTAGACCGTCGGCAGAAACGGCGAACAACATCATTCTCGAATTTATTCGCACAAACAAAATCTCCCGCGCCATCATTGTACCGGACAACGACCCAGTCGGAATACGGGGTGCGGAAAAACTACAACTACCAATTCCCACGATCACATGGCTACCACCCACTAAAGATCTGAGAGATTTTCTGCGCAAGGGAGGAATCCGCGAAATCATCGATTCAGCCATCCGCGACATGGTTTGGACGCTACCTAAAAAATAAAGTTTTTACCCAAAATTCCCACCTGCAAACTCTCCCGTAACAGTAAATAGTACCACTATTTAACGGTACATAGTACCGTTGTTTCAATCTACTCCAAATTCACTTCATTTGTAGGGTGCTATTGCGCCTTATTATGTAAAGTTGTACTTTCTTTCCAAATGGAGAGAAAAAATATTATACGCAGGATAGTAACATGGTTCCGCGTCAGTTGGTATTTTCTCTACACCGATCGTCTCGCCGAACACTCTCTCCGTAAGCAACTCTCCAATTTTACAAAGGACTAACCCATGGCAACCCCAGCGACAAGTGTCGACGTACCAATCATAAAACATCTCACCTACGTTGGGTATAACTGGAATGCGGTGCTTGTTCCTTCAGCCGCGTATACGGCGGCGCCGACGATTCCACAACCGCTGAATAATTTCGGTGGGACGGGAATTCTCGTCCACACCGATATCACACTCAATGCGGGTTCGGCCGCGAATGTCACCGTATCGATTTACAACTACGACCGAGCGTCAGATAAGTATTTTCTCTTGCTCGCATCCACCGCGCTCACCGCCGTAGCGACAAACACTCTCACGGTTTATCCTGGTGCGACACCTTCGGCAAATTCGGTTGCAAACAACGTCCTGACGAAACAGTTTAAGGTCGATGTTGTTCATGGGAACTCGAATCCCATCACTTACACTATCGGAATATCCGTGTTCAGATTCTAACATCACACATTCGAAGGAGTAGCACATGAAACGACTTCTCATTTTCCTTGCCGGCACACTTTTCATGCTGGTGATTCTGTTTGCGATCGTAAATTACGAAGCCATCTCGCAGGGCTCGTGGAGCAAAATCACTTTCTCCATCAGGCAGAATTTCTGGGTTGGTCCCGGAGTAGGTCACACAGCCGCTTTTGTTGCGTTCGACATCGCCGACACGGTACGCATCCCAGGCGCGAGCACAAGCGATTCTTATTTCTTGAGCGCGAAACAAGACAGTGATTGGGCCGCACTGTCATATATTCCGAAAACCGATACGCTTATAGTTCTGCGCAATTCTCCGACAAACAATGCGCTAAATTATGTATGGCTACGTGTGACAGTGAAGTAATGCACGACGAGACTCCACAGGAGGAACCGCTCTCCAAGAAAGCGAAGTCGATGATCCGTATGCGGGAGGTGCTTCAAGAGCACAACCTCCTGCAAGTCGTCGAACGTCCGAAACGTCCAACACACCGAGTTGACGGAGTGGGCGGAATGTTTCAAATAGCCATCGGTAAGAGATGGTGGGTCCCAGATGGTGAGACAATCGAGGACGCCGTCAAACGTCAGCAGAAACCGTTCCGTGAAATGCGCGTCGACATGGCACGCTTAAAAGCGTGGCGCGAGAAACAACTCAACGATGGAGTTGAAGATCTCACTCAGCAGGAACTCGAAATTCAAGCGACTCTTGAATCGGAGCGTTTCTATGACGCGGACGGGAAGTTACTCAAGTCAAGCGAAATTACCCCGCAGATGCGGCTCAACAAGTTTCTTTCCGCTCGAACTGCGGCGCTGTATCAGGCATCATTTGATCTGGCGACGGGACTCTACGTGGAAAAAGAAACCAAGGGTGGCAACAAGCGCATCTATCGCACCGCACCGGAATCCTCCACACTGAAGTATCTCCTCGACCAATTACACGGCAAGCCAACAACACCGCGAGGCCGACCGGTGTCAGCAAGTCAGATCCCCGACAACGACGATCTGGAGGTCCGTGAAATCTAAGAAGCAAATAATTGAATTACAGCCGAAACAGAAAATCGTCTATGATCTCATCGAGAGTTCGTCGACGGCTGTCATCGGCTACGGAGGTTCAAAAGGCGGGGGAAAATCGGCATTGCTACGCATGGCAATGGTACTTCGCCGGCAAAAATATCCGGGAACTCGTGGACTTCTTTTCCGGCGCACATTCCCCGAACTCAACAAGAACCACATCCTTCGTGTGTGGGAGCAATTTCCTCAGCTTCGCAAACACTACAACAAGCAAGAGCGTGTCATCTCTTTTCCCAATGGGAGTACACTCACCTTCGGCTATGCGGAATTCGACAGCGACATCGAACAGTATCAAGGAGATGCCTACGACGATATTTTTATCGACCAGAGCGAACAGCACTCCGAGTATGTCCTTGCTTTCCTGAAGGCAAATAACCGACCAACCGGAAGGGAACTGTCTCAGGCAAAATTCGTCCTTTCCTTCAATCCTGGCGGACCCTCACACGGCTGGCACAAACGAAAGTTTGTGATGGGCGAACTCTCCGATGCCGAAAAGAACGAAGGCTGGGAGTTTGTCCAGGCACACGCATGGGACAACGTCGAGTGGGTGCGAGAAGAGTTGGGTAAATTAAACGTCACCCCATCCTATTTCTACAAGCAATCGGACGAATGGCGACGCGAACTTTTTCTTTCCAAAGCCAGCTACGGTAAGACGCTTCTTGCTTTGCCGGATGAAGGAATGCGTCGCGCATATTTATGGGGAGACTGGGATATATTCTCCGGTCAGTTCTTCGACATCCGCAAAGAGATCCATACGGCTCCTCCGACCGACATCAATCCCAGTTGGGAAGTGCGCGGAGCGATCGACTTCGGTCGTACTACGACGTTCTACACTGGCACAAGAGACCAGCACGACCGGATCATCATTGACAATGAAGTTCAGACAGAAGCGATGGTCCTCTCGGAACGCGCCACAGCGATCGGCCGCAAACTCATCGAGAAGAAAATCTATCAGTTAATGATATACGGCGATACGGACATGTTCTCCGATGATCGCTATTACAAGGGATCAGACAAATCCCCGGCGAAAGTATTCCGCGATACGTGGGATGCGATGTTCACACAAGCCGGTATCCCGGAACACGCCCCATATCTTGTCCCGGTAGCGAAGAAAAAAGAGGACAACAAGCGTTACAGACTTCAGTGCAACGAAGCATTCAAGGAATATCTTAATTTCAAACTCGACGACCAGAATCGACTCGTTGAACCTCCGCGCTTGATTGTGACCGAAGAATGTTACCGGTGGTGGAAAAATGTACCGAGTCTGATGTTCGATGAAAAGAACCCGGTGGACATCGACCCGAAAATAGGAATCGATCACGAGTATGACGCATCGAAGTATGTCGTGATGGCACTTTACAAGCCACCGGATATTGAGGAGAAATTCGACCTCAAAAGCGCGACGAGAGAACAGAGAGAAAAGTATTTCCGGGAATACCTTCAGAAGCATCTCGACAATCCGGTGGTGCCCGAAGAAGAGAGTAAGATCAACTTTACGTATTGGTGATGGCACTTTTCGACAAACTATCCCAAAGCTATGAACGAGCCAAGGCGACAGTCGGACTCCCGAACAAGGTGACGAGCATTCCAATCGTTCCTACAGAGCCAGATAAGTCGCCGGCGATGCTCATCGAGATGGTGGCTGACGCCGAACAATACCGGTCACAGTTTTATTTCAACAGGCTCGGCTATCAAGACGGAAGCCCGCGCGCGATTGATCCGATAATTTTCTGGGCATACTGTCATCTTCTGGAGACCGGGGATCACTGGAGAGTATGGGGGACACGTATACGCGAGAAGGAAAAAGATGCGTGGCGAGCCGAATTGATTGAGAATGAAATCGGTCAGCAAATCCGCGTGAAGTCAACATATCTGACAGCGAACTGGCACGCCTTCACCGTCACACCGAACGTCGCACACATCAACGAAATTCTTCAGCAAGACCAGAAGATGACCGGCTGGACCGGCATCACTGTTGAAATTGCCAAGCGAATGGCGAAATACGGGACCACTATTGTCAAATCGGTGATGAACTTCGACATTGACCCTCGAGGCATCGCGACAGAAATAATTTGCGACAATGCAGGGGTACTGGTTTCGCCATTCACGACAGGAATCAGCAAGGAAAAGGGATGCTGGTATATTGCGCACCGTTCCTTCCAGCCTATCTGGCGCATCAATCAGTTGCACGCCAAGGATATGACAAACCTCGGGGTGGATATATCCCAGATAAAATCCGTCTCCGTCGACAAGCGCTATACGACGGACAAGGTATCGACATATCTTACGGCGCCGAACACATATAATTACACGCGCTCACAGGCGACCGAATATATCGAATTCTATCTTGACGATTTCACTGAAGTTGACAATCCGTTCAATCAGCAGGAGTTTGCCGCCTCGATCTCGGATATCACACAGGGCGGCCAGCCGCCGGTGAACCCGTCCTCCAATCACCAGGCGATGATTGAGAATTATCTGCGCTATATGAGCGAGAAGAATTCTCTGGCCGCCCATCCGAGCACAACAGTTGAAGATCATCAGATGCTTGATCTTATCAATGAGCGGATCGGTAAGCAAATCGAAATGCACATGCGCTACCGCCTTGACGGCAAGACACTCCAAAACCCCAATGGTCGGAAAATGGTTATGGCTGGTGGCGTCGTCGTCCAAGACGTGCCGAACCCTTTCCAATTCGATTGGAGACACCTATATCACTGGATCAACTTCGAAGCGGTCGATGGTCAGCTGTGGGGTCGCGGTCTTGCTGAAATCCTATGGTCGACGAACAAATCGCTTGACCTGATGAAGAGTCGTATCGCAGACATGGGTCTGTTCGCCGTTCCCGAAACATGGCTTTCGGTTGACAACAAACCACTCTTCGGCGGGAAAGATAAGTACGAGAAAGATCCGACGAAGATCAAATACTACGTCGGCTCACCACCCTCGTTCCCGCAATCACGTTCTCCAATGGAGTTCCTCCAGATATTTAAGATGGATAAAGAATCAGCTGCAAGGGAGAACGCTGTCAACGCGACGACGTACGGCGAAGATCCCGGAGCGGACATCTCCGGCAAAGCGATCAGTATTCTTACCGACCAGAATGCGATTCTCGTCACCGGCGAAGCAAACACGAACTTCGGTTCGGGTGTAGAGAGTATCATCGAAACCCGGCTCAAAATGATGAAACAGTTCTACACCGAAGATAGGTTGTACCGGATCGAAGGTCAGTACGTCCCAGTGAATGTGTCGCAGATCCTCACCGAGCAACCGGTCGTCGAGAACGACGAAGTGTTGAAAGACCCAGAGACCGGTCAGCCGATCATGAGGCCGATCCCGGACTTAGAAGTATCTGTGAAGCCGGGTTCAAATCTGCCGAATGCGTGGGAAGAGGATCTCTCGCTCGTCATCAAGATAGCCACAAGTCTTCCGCCGCGGTCGGATGGATCGATGATTATACCCGACGTTGCTATTTATGATAAACTTGCCGAGCGGTATCCCGAGTTCGCGCCTGGCGGGAAATATCGTATAGCTAACCAGGCAACGAAGATCGGTATGCAAGTATTACAACAGCAAGAAGCGCAGAGAGCGCAAGAGCAAGAACAACAGAAGGTTGTTGCGAGCGTCGCCAAGAGCAATTTCCGTTCGAAGCTCAAAGAAATGACGCAACAACCCGAGCCGTCAAACGGAAACCAATAAAGGAGATTCCATGGCAAAGCACAAATCAATGCCCATCGATCAGATGCCTTTTGAACCGGACGCTATTGAAACGCCGGCAGAAGTTGAACCGGAAGTTGTTGAAACACCGAGCGCACCAGCAACAACCTCTGGCTCGGTCAATCCCTTTATTCCGGAAGCACTCAAGGGAGATACGATCATCGTGAACAAGATGGCGTTCGCGAAACTCTACGGAGCCCTCCTGAAGAACAAAGCCGGATTCTATCTCGGGGTTGGAGCCAAGCGTATCATCCGCGATGTTCTGGCCGCTCCGAGCGAAGAAATCCAAGTGTATCACGAATACTTTCGGCACATCTGTTAAGGAGGGTCTATGCCATACGTCAGCGATAGGCAAAGGAGATGGGCACACACGGCTTCGGCGAAAAACACTGGATTCCCAACTGCGGAATATGATCGTGCGAGCAAGGGAAAGAAACTCCCCGAACGTGCAAAGTTCGGAGCGCACATAAAACAATATGCCACTCGCCGGAGAAAGCACGTATGATTATTCGTCGAGGAATCAAGCGTTCGAAACTTGTTCCACCATCTTTGGTGAAGCGAAGGAAGCCCATGCCCCTATCGGCTGATGCCGTCAAATCATGGCGGAAACGGTTCGCAAAAAGATTGATGAGGTGACATGTACTTTCATTTTAAGGAACCCAGAGCAAGGATACCGGATATTGGGCGCGATCCGCACCGCAAGGATGCCGAGCGGAAGGCGAAAGCGAATATCCCGAAAATGAAATTCGAGTCTGAAGGGCAACGGCGAGATTATGAGCGCGACATCCTTTCGAATCCGAGAAACATATACGGAGGTCCGCAGTTCTTCCCGCCGGTCGAGATCAAATCATTCGTCAGCGGCCATGGGGAATTAACAGACGAAGAAGAGATTGACATCATGGAACGGAAAATCAATAGTCGTTCAAGCGGAGTAGTCCCTCTTCCATGCCCGGACTGTCACCCGCTCTCACATCGTCAGCATCCAGATGAAATGGGCAACACTCCTCATTGGATTAGCTACGATATATGTAAATGTCAGTTGTGTGGGGCTGAGAAGCCCTACAGAACGCGAAATATTCAGTTCGACATTCCAACGGTCACAAGCCGCATGTCGAACACATCAATAATCCCACAAGGATAGCACCATGCCAGATCCAATCCAAACACCGACGGTGACGCCACAAGCGCCCGTCGCGCCTACCGAACCGGCTGTGCAACCGGTTCCAGCGCCACAAGCGCCGGCATCAGCACCAGTAGCACCGGTTACGGAACCAGTTGCGTTTCTTAACCAGGAAGATATTCAAGCGCTTCAGAACTACATCATCCAAGAAAATGGTGAGTTCGTCTATCGCAATCCCGAGACTTCCACAGTTTACAAGGGGAAGACCGCGGGAGAAGTAATTCAGCAGATGTTAAAGGGAATAGCCGAGAAGGACCGCATCATTGAGTCCAACAGAACCCCGCTTAGAGGAGCGACGCCTCCTACCAGAACGGGCCAGCCACAACCTCAGCAACAGCCACAAGCTGTCGAGGGAGGGCTTCCTATACCGCCTGACCAGACACAAATCCGGCAAACGGTATACGATAGGCTCCTGAAGGAGACAGGCATTGACCCGAGATACCTCAAGCTGTCTGATACCGCACAGGAATGGAAGGACCTCGAGATTGAACTCGGGGCCGTCCGCGCGTCCGCTCTTTATCAAGAGCGAAAGGATTTTATTCGCCGGTTCGAAGAAAACTTCAGCCATGCGATGCAGTCCGAAAATATCCGATACTTCAATGACAATCAGGGAAGTGAAGCCGTCGATTCAATTTTGGATTGGCTGGATGAGCAAAAAATTACGCTCGATCAGGCTACGTTCGACCAACTTCTCGATCAATCGTATGAACCGGATAATGCGTGGACAAAAGAAGGTCGGCTGAAACAGGCGCAGTTCGTTCTGAATTTTCAGAAGAGCGTCGCCAAGATTAAGCCGGCCACATCAACTCCTCCATCCCCAGTGCGCGCGGCAATACAACAGGATGCGCAACCGAAGAATCTTCCTCCAGGAGTGGCTTCACCTCCAGCGGCCCCATCGCCGGCGACACCGCCGACGCAAGCGGGACCGAAGAATACAGATGAAGCCTTCGAAAACATTAAGAAGAAACTTCAAACCGCATAAGAAGGAGATTTAACTATGTCTTTACTCGACACTACCTTCCTAAATAATGCGACTCGGGAACAGATCGATCCGGCCGTCGTTTCGCAAGCGTACGCCGAAATCGTAGGGTTCGCCAAGTTGCGTGCCAAAGGAAGGGTGGGCATCGCCCAGTCGACGGGAATTCGCTTCAATACCGTCGTCAAGAAACATGAAGCAATGGGCATTCTGCCGGGATACGATCCGCTCGCGACCCAGCAAATCAACCCAGTCGTTCAGGGAGTCTTAAACCCCGGTCTGTATTATGCCGTGGTCGGTCTCTCCGAACGCGAAGTCACGCTCAACACCGGTGGCGATCAGGTGAAAGAACTTGACATGCTCAAGGTCCAGGTAGATAACGGTACCGCGTCCCTTCGTGACCGTCTCGGGTATGACTGGTACGGAAGTTCCACGGTCGACTCGGTCGGGTATCCGACCCTAATCGGTCTGGGGACGATTGTCGGTGGTTCGACAACAAGCTACGCCGGCATCGCTGGTACGTCCGGTGTGTTCGTCGATGCGAACGGTGTCACGGTCAATCCGTGGTCATCGTACGTTGATTCGGTGGCACACCCTCTCACCAAGACACAGGACCCGGCTGATGCTGAGTATCTGCCGAACATCATGTATAGCGCGTACTTCGCGACCGCCGCGTATCCTCGCACGGTCCTTCCGACAGATATCCTTCTGGGCATCCGTGAGTACCAGCTTTACATGAATATCGCGGGGGATAAACTCCGCCTGACGAACGTGGCCGCTGATCTCACTTTCGGAGGGGCGACGTTCGCCGGTGGGATGGTCACGATGGCGAGTGACCGTCACGTCCCGACGGGAGCCTCCGGCGCCAGTTACGGGCGCATGTGGTTCTTGAACTTCGCTGATTTCCAACTCGATGTCTATCCCGGGAAAGATTTCCAGATGCAGTCTCCGGGATGGTTTTTGAGTGTTTCACCTGCGGCTCGCATGGCGCGGTGGGAATTTGCCGGTCAAATCTACTGCCGGTCCCGCCTGAACCAGAGCGCAATCACAGACATCCAAGTAGCCTGATAAGGAGAAAAAATTATGAGTAACGATATTTCTGCTTATGCTGGCACAAAAGGATCGGCCGAAGTGGTCGGTCCTAATGGCGGTCTGTATGTTCTCGTCTACAACCGTTTAGCGACACCGGCAACGATGGCGCTGGGCGGATGTTACGAGATCAATTACGCCGATGACGCGACGAACGCATTTTTCCCATTTCCTGTGGTCCCCGCGACCGAATCAACGGTTATGCACATTGTTGGAATCGTGAATAATATACTCCGCAACGATGGCACGATCCTGACCGGAACGTGGGGATATATGCAGGTGAAGGGATATTGCGAGAACGTCCTTTCATCCGGCAACGTCGTCGATGAACGTGTCTTAACGACAACGAATACAACGGCGGTCTGCACGGTCGCGGCGAACGCGACACAGACGACCGCTACCTTCGGAATCGCCAAAGGCGCGAGAACCGGTGCAGGACTCTTCCCGGCATATTTATTTGGGAAGCTGATCGCACTGACCTAACCTTCACAACCGCACCCTCCCTCACCAATCTGTTGAATTGGTGAGGGAGAGGAGAGGAGAGGAACAATATGAGTAACGATATCTATGCCTATGCTGGTGTGAAGGGTGGTCCAGAACTCGATGGTCCAAACGGCGCACACTATATCCTTGTCTGGAATCGCCTTGCAATAGCGGCGACGATGGCCAAAGGTGCGGTGTACGAGATCCTTTTCGCCGACGATGCCACCGATGCGTACTTTCCATTCCCCAAAATACCTGCGACGAATTCGACCGTGATGCACGTAGTCGGTGTGGTAAATAACTGGCTTCGGCCAGACGGAACAATTCTTACTGGGACATGGGGATGGCTTCAGACCAAGGGTTATTGTGATAACGTCCTATCAACGACAGATGTCGCCGATAATAACACCATCACGACAACCAATGGAACGACAGCGATCACCGACACTGGCGCGGCAACGCTCGCCACGAACACCTTCGGTATAGCCAAAGGCGCACGAAGCGGCGCGGGGTTATTCCCTGCGTTGCTACTTGGGCGTCTCGTGGCACAACCGTAAACCTCGATATTTTAAAACGCTCCCCTGGACACAGATTGCCCAGGGGAGCGACCGAGGTAAAGCTCAAAGAAAAGGAGTGTTCGTATGCCCGATTTTGGTGGTTTGGTAAAAGATTTCATACCCTTCGCTGGACCAGTTGTTTCGTTGCTAAGTGGACTTTTCGGCACTTCGCCAGAAGATCAATACGCGGAGGCACAGAAGAGAAATCTCCAGCGAAGCATTCAGGCGATCAGGGTAAACTCTCAGATACGCCGAGCTCGCGCTCAACGCGAGGCTCACCGTCAAATTGCTCTGGCGACACAAGCTGGTTCCCGCAGGGCGGCCTTCCAAGGTAGCACAGCCGATCCATCGGTCTTCACCGACCCAGATACATCCCGCATAACGGGAAGTCTCACCGAGGCACTCACTGGTATTGGCGAACAAGAACAGGGCGATATTGCGAACGCAACCGCCGGGGTACGTGATCTTCCAAGTTACTCTTTCCCGCACGCGACAGACTATCTCTCGAGTGCGCTCGGTACGGCTTCGGGTATTATAAACACCGGAGAAGAAACCGATTGGCGCCGGAAGATGGAGGAGGATAGACAGAAGTCACAGGACGCGATGTTCGGCGCGCTGAAATATAGCGGCGGTATGCAGGATCTCACATCTGGCCTCGATGAAGATCTGAGAAGGCAACGACAGAATCGTATGAGGCTTTAATATGCCTATTGACATAGGAACACCCTTCAGAGCGCTGGACACCTTCAAGCAACAGGCTGACGAAGCGCTTCAGCAAATCACGAAGCGCCAGCAATTCGGTCTTCAGGCGGCACGGCAGTCGCGCGAGGATGCACTCTTATCTGCGGTGACGAGCAAGATCAAAGAGGGTAAGGATATCTACGATCCAAGTGTCGCTCCATTAGCTGGTGCGCTTGCTTCCACTTCACATGCTAACGTATTACCGTTCCTCGAGGAGATGTCCAAGGCGAATCGTCCGAAAACCGAGATAGCACATGCTGGAGGAATTCCGGGATACTTCGACAAATCTGGTCAGTGGCACCAAACGGGCTCTCAGGTACCATCAGCGACAGAACCGAAATTCGAAATAAAGGATGTGCCTTTACCGAACGTGGGAGAGAAGGGACAATTTCGCCGGGACTACATTGATGCCGTGACTGGTAAAACACATCATAGCGAAACACTAACAACAAAACCAACTGAAACGCCAGAACGCAAACTCGCCGTAAAAGACAAGGCACAGCTCGATGCACTCGAGGTGGCGAAAGAAAAAGCTGTAGGAGCATTCCCGCATAAAGATTATAATCTGGATGACATCATTCTCAACGGTCTCGAACCGGCAAACACTCCACTTGTAGCCCAACCAGATTTAGCAAAGGGAGATGCTATGGCCAATATCGCCCAGATGCTCAATACATCGGGGACTGGGCGTTTACCGGATGATGCGCGCAAGCACGCAGAGAACGCTCTTCAGACGATCGCCGCGTACGAAGCAAAAGCGAAACAGCTTGGGGTAGCGATCACACCCAACAAGCAGCGGGTTATGAATAAGCGGGCGCTTGATATCTCGGCCGATCCAAAGGGCGATAAATCACAGGCGGCACAGTTGAGAGAACAACTTGCGAAGGATCTCTTGAAGGAAACTCTCGGCGACAAAGCGAAAGCTCGCCAGTTAGCTGATGAACGGGGATACACTCTCGAATAACGATGCCGGATATTTTTGACAGAATAGCGCCCAAAGAGAAGCCAGCGAAGCCGGGACCAAAAGCCGACATCTTCGACCGCGTTACGTCTGGTTCTAACACCACAGAGGTGGTTGAGGAACGCCCTACAGTCGGTCGTTCGTCTTATGGTATTCCCGATGGGATGCAAAGTCCGTCATGGCTATCCGATAAATACATAGCATCCGTGCTCCCTGATAGATCCGGCGAACGCGGGAAATCGTTCGCATCACAAATGGAGGATCAAACGCCAGGCTTACTCGATATAGGGCCGAAGGCTGCATCCGGCGAAACATTCCAACGTTATCTCTATCGCAACTTCATCGAGCGTCCGAGTGAACAGGTGCAAAGTGGGCTGGCAAAAACACAGGCGATCGGGCGCGCATCACCAGAGGAACTGCCAGCCGCACTCCTGCGCGGCGCATCTGGCGGAATAGAGATGCTCACGTCTCCTGTCGCAGTCGCGAATCCACTGCTCGAAGGCGCGAGTGAGGTGGTCCGAAAACTATCTGGTGGGTATATTAACCCCAACCAGATGTTGTCCGATGTAAGTGAGATGGGTCGAACCGTTACTGAGAAAGTGGCACAGGCGTATGAGGAAGATCCGCTCAAGGCGCTCGTCAGCCCGTGGCTGGTCGAAACAAAGAAAGCGCCGTCAGAATTTGCAAAAGCTGCCGGAGAACTTGGTGGTGAAGTGGTTGGGTTTGCGCCATTCATCACTGGCGGGGCAATGGCTGCGAAGGTTATTGCTGGGAATGTGTCGCCGATCGAAGCGATCAGGAAAGCCGGACCTACCATGAGAGAAGGGCAAGACCTTACTATCGATCGCTCGACGCAATCTCCAGAGACGCGGCCACTTACTGGAATCGAAGGAGGCCAAGAACTCACCGACATCGATCAGGCGAGAGGTGACGCAGCCGTGAAACATAAACGAGCCGTCCTCGAGAATCTTGCGATTGGAAGAGTAAAGAAAACCGCGTACAGGGCCTCCGATGGAAAGATTTTCGAAGGCACCACTCATGGTGACGCTGGCGAAGCCGCGCTCAAAGCTGGGTACAAAGCTGAGGATTTGCAGTCTGGGTACGTGAATGACAGCGGAGACTTCTTTACGCTCGACGATATGCGCCGTATCAGCGCGGATTTAAAGAAAGCACAAGCCAACGCAGACGCGACTGGGTTAATCCGTAAGACCGATGAAAAAACGGGCATTGAATACACCGAAAAGCCGATGGAGGAGTCTCATCCAACCACAGCAACCACTCCTGCCGGAGCAAATACGGAAAAAATCACCGCCCAGATGGCGTTTGAATCAGAGGTCCGTCAGGCTAAAATACCGGCTTCGCCGAGTGAGCCAGATATTTCCATGGGGGAAGGCGAGCCCCCACCTTCTCCGCCACCTACTCCGAAGAAGGCTAAATCTGCGAAGCCAACCGCGAACGATCTTGTGCAGAACAAGCTCGATCAACTCAAAGCGCAAGAGGAAGGCACTCCATTGTTGGACAAGGATGCGCTGAAGAAGATGATTGAAGAGCAGGGTGGTCAATTTGAGGGCATTGGGCAGTCGACCCCAGATGCCAAGCCTATTGTTTCTTTCAAGGAACCGACATCTGGGAGTAGCGGACAAATCAACGCCGAGGATGCGACACCAGAAAAGATAAAAGCGAAACTCGACGAGATCCGTGTTAACCACGAACAAGGACAGGAACAGGTCCGTTTAGCGCAGGAACTCTTCGGAAAGAAATGGATTGATCTTGATGCCGACGAGAAACAGGTAGTTTTTGACAATCAGAAGTCAAGTGCGGCGCTGTCGGCTAGCCCCTTGGAGCCGATCCCTCCTCCAATGCCGGCCGCGCCGCCAGTTAATGAAATACCCGCAAGTCCGCTAGGGATGCCCGAGAAACCTCTCCCGACGAGTGTCCACGAAGCATTAACTGGTGTCGGGGTAGATCCGCTCTTAGCGAAAAGGATGGCAAAAAGTCTTGGGACCAAATCAGCGCAAGACCCGAAAATTTACAATAAGATTTTTGAGGAAGCCGCGATTGCCCGGATGGTGAAAGGCGACAGGGAACGCTACAACAGATATGTTGATAACCCCGAAAGTTCCGAGGGGAAAGAGACGGCGAAATCACTACAGAACGTATCAGACGAAATGCGTCAGGCCGTCGAGAGTGTAAAAAAGCCGGAGGCCGAAACTCCAACAGTAGCAAGCTCGCGCGCACGCATAGAAGATTTACGCAAGCGAGCAATCGACGAATATAGGCGCGAACATCCAGATGAAATGGGCGGGGCATTGCCAGCCACCGTCCCCGGAGTTCCGCAGTTGATTGAAGCGGGCAAACAATTTTACTATGGCGATCTCAGGCCACTTGCATTGGGAGCGAAAGTTACCGCCCAGGACATGTTCAACATCATCCGTAAAACGCTTGCGCCGCGGACACTGGTTGAACGCGGCGCACTGGATGTGGTTATGCGCCGGATGGGTGGGAATGAAAAGTCGAGAGTGATGGTCGAAAAGGCTACGCAGGGATTGCGCCAGATGTTCGCCAAAATTCCCGACAACGAGTTGGTTGATTTCATTGACCGCATAAAAGAAGGCAAACCCCAGAGAACGCCAGAACTCCAAGGCGTAGCCGACCTCTATCGCAAGTTCGATGATGATCTCCATGAAAAGGTCATACTCTCTGAAATACGCCGTATGTCCGACAAGATTCAGGACAAATGGAATAATCTTTCAGCGGCAGATCAACGCGCTTTCTTCGTTCGCATTAAGAAAGGCACTCCACAACCGGAAACATGGATGCAGAAGATTGATGATAGTACGTTGAACTATCTCGAGGATCATTTCCGCGTTCTATGGAAAGAGATACCGCCTCCGATTCAGGGTGGCACTACCAGAACCAGTGGACCATTGAATATCGGGACAAAGAGACCGTTGGCTGGCTCGAAAGGTTTTCGAAAGCACCACACACTTGCCGATTTATCCGAAGGTCTGGACCGCGGCGGGGTTCCGGTATCACTTAATCCGCAGGTACTCTTCGAAAGGGCCTACGCGGATGCGATGAAATATATCACCGCAAACAATATGTTCGCCGATTCGAAAGCGCGCGGAGATTTGAAGTTCTTCCGCAACCGTAAGAATGTCCCCGAAGGTTGGATGAGCATTGACGATCCATTATTCAAAAGATACTTCAAGACCGAAGCCGGTCTCGTTCACGCTGGCGACTGGTACATGGACCAGAACGTAGCTCGTCTGTTTCGCAATCATCTCTCGAGAGATTACGTGCGCGAATCAGCAGCCGGGAAAACGGCCATGGACATCAAGAATATGTCGACCGCTATCGAACTTGGGCTATCACCGTTCCATTTTGTTTTTGAAACTATAGAGTCCATGAGCAGTAACCTCGCTCTTGGAATGCGCGAATTGTTTGTTCCCGGAATGAGACTCCAAGGTGCGCTTGATATTGCGCGTTCACCATTCGCTCCACGCGAAGCCTACAGGCTTGGTCGTTCCGCGATACAGGCATACACGACTGAGGCAGAATTTGCGAGAGCAAATCCCAAACTCTACCGTGATCTAAAGAAAGCATATCCGAACTTCTCAGAGTATGTAGACGACGCTTTTACGGGCGGGTTGAAACTCGGGATGCACGAAGATTACCGCATCAATGCGGTCAATTCGTTGCGCGACGCGATGAAGGCGAACAATGTCTTTGGAGCGCTCCTGCGCGCGCTCCCGGCTGGCTCACAAGCGATGTTGAAACCGTTATTCGAAACGTACATCCCGGCCCTCAAGATCGGGACTTTCATGAAGGAGTTCAACTTCGAACTTGTAGAACGAGCCAATGACTTAACAAGCGGAAAAGTGACAAGGGAACAACTTGCCCGAGAGGTTGCGACTTTTGTCGAGAATAGATTCGGAGAGATGAACTTCGATACTCTCTTTTGGAACAGAACGGCCAAGAGCGCGCTCCAACTCGTCTTTCGTTCGGTGACGTGGAAATTAGGAAACCTGCGAGCGTTCGGCGAGGTGTTGCCGCAACAGATAAAGGAAATCCGGGATGCAATTCATGAAGGTCGTAGAATAAGGCTGACACGCAACACGGAATGGCTTTTTGGATTGAGTTTTACGACCGCACTTATATCGACCATCGTCACGCAGGCGACAACGGGAAAGAATCCGGTTGAACTCGCCGAGGATGGCAAGGATGTGATAAAGAACCTTATCTATCCACGCACATCTCTGAGCGACCCATCCGAGCGTGTGAGCGTGCCAACATATCTCCGTGACCCAATAAGCCTGTATCATTCTCTAACCGGATATATCACTTCATCTCTCTCGGGGGAGATCGGAAGGGTGGCCGAAGCATGGAATAATAGAACTTTCTATGGTACACAGGTATATGATCCTAACGACCTGCCGCCTCAGAAAGCGTTAGACATCATTGAGAGCTTACTCATACCACCGATCTCAGTATCGAGTTATCAGCAATCGCAACGCCGTGGCGAAGGACTCGCAAAAGCACTCTTCAGCGGTACGGGATTCTCAAAAGCCCCGTTCTGGATTACAGAAACTCCAGCCATGCGTGAGATGAGCGATATCATCCGACAGCGTACGGGTGGAGCGACAGTAACACAAGAATCAGACAAGTTACGCCAATTCAAGAAAGATTTCGTAGCAAAGTTCGGAAACAAGACTCTCACGAATGAAGATGTTCAGGAAGCGTATAAGCATCAACTTATCAAAAAAGACGGCACTCTCAACCCCGATTTCAAACAACAACTGATGCTTACTTCTGGTGAACGTATGTTCCGACAGTTGACCTTCGACGAAGCGGTGCGCATCTTCAATAAGATGGGCGAGAAAGAACGAGGACAATACGTGGATGAGATGAAAAAGAAAATCGAGAACGAGCGTAAGCGCCGAGAACAGTATTATGTGCCACAGGAGTAGTTTATGGCTGAAGTCACATTCTTAGCACGTTCAACATACGCCGATCTCATCGATAGCTGCATCTTCGATGTGAACGAAAAGGAGAAGTTGATGCCTCTCCCCAAAGAAGAACTCATGCGCTGGATTCTCGAGGGCGAGAAAGACCTCTGCGAAAAGTTACCCGTGAGTGAGAGTTTCGATCTCCGGCTTATCGCGGGCAAGGAAGATTACCTGTTTGCTGACACATCGGGCATACGCGGGACTGGAACAATAACGGCGACGGGAGCAGATATTGTCGGGACTGGGACAAAGGCGCTGAGTGAAGTTGTCGCCGGCTCGAAGATCAGTGTCGGCGGTCAACCCAAGCGCGTAACAAAGGTGACGGACGATACGCACTTTACGATTGAATCGTCGTTTAGCCTCGTGGTGACGAATCAGATATTCTACATCACCCCCCGCGCCACAGAGATCAGCAGTGAGGTTCTATCAATCTTCTACGCCGACATGATGGACGCAGATCGCCGTGTGGAGATAGAAGTCCGGGACATCAACTATATGCTCCGGCTGCGCACAAAAGAAGGAGTGCCGAATCTCAATTACACGATGAGGATTCCCACGGTGATCGGACCATACGTCAATCACGGCAAGCAATATCTGAAGGTCTACCCGACACCGAGCGTGGATAAGACGATCACCATCTATGCCTATATCCGCATCAAGCCGAACGCTCACAAGGGAGATGTCGTGACCGACTCCAACCCCCTTGATGAGATGTTCGATCAGGCAATTACGTCTTATCTGAAGACACAGATATATTCTTTTCTGAAGGACAAAGACAATGAACGGAAGTACACATCTCTCTATGATCGGGAAGTGAAGGCGCTTCAGATTTCCCTCCCGAATGATTCTCGGATCGATATGAGGTATACGAACTGATGACAACTTTCGATCAAATGCACCTGCGCATTGTCGGGTACTTAAGCGATGTGAAAAACACTGATGGGACGCAGATAAGTGTTGCGACCCAGGATGGGAAGAAACGAAGTTCTGCCCAGCGAAGCCGCGATATAATGGATGGGCGATATTATCTGATGTCTGTTTTACGTATTGTCGACAAACAGATTTTCTACGGCATCAAAGCAGACGCTCAGTTCGACGCCGAGGGGTACCTCAACATCACCGCCTACAACATCATCAACCACGGTGATATATTCATCAATGAAACGACGAGCGCCTACGGGAAGACGGTCCCGGTGAAAGACGGGAGCGAACTGCCGATCTACGCAGAGTTCTTGAGGACGTTCAAGACGAAAGAACTTGTCGCCGCGGTCGTATCGGATAATACCAGTGCGACACGCCTGACCCGTCTGAGGCTCTATAGGGGTGCGAACATCCCTACTGCCCTCGATGCTTTCAAGTTCGACATCGGATTTTTTGGGCTTCCGGTATTGGCCGAACTTGTTGCTGGCGGAACGGGGGACATCGCCGAACCGCGTATATGGTGGCCGATTATCGAGTTCTACGCAACATATCTTGGATGGCTCGGTAGTGGGAACACGAAGAGGGCGCTAAGTGTGCTCCAGCAAGTCGACAAGTTGACGATGATGATAGTCCAGAACGAATACGGCACGGAAGCCGCAAAAAGGGTTTCTCAAATGAGTCAGAGCAGAGGACATGATACAGTCAACGATTAAATGCGGAAGCATCATCGAGAACGCTCTCATGCGTTCCGGGATGCTCTCGATAAGCGGGTACGGACTGAGCAAGACCGATCTCCTGAATTTTGTGCATGAGTCCACCATAGATATTGCTCGCAAGCACTTCGAGATGGAGAAGGAGAACTACTACGGATCTCGGCCGTGCATCCAAATTCAGAACGGGAAATTCTCCACAGGCTCCGGCGCGAGCTATGATGGCACGACCTCTCGCTTAACATATACGGGCGTGACTATGAGCTTCGCCCCGACGAGGAACGATGTGGGGAAGGTCATCACATTCTTCAATGCCTCCCAGCCGAATCAGTTCTTTGCCGGCATTATATCAGCTTTCATTGATTCGATCCCGCCAAAACACGAAATAGCCCTCTTCACTCCGGTCCCGAGCATAGCGAACGTCACGGCTATAACGATCGGCAACTGGCTGCTGAGTGGAGACGTTATTACGCTCAACGGCGACAACCAAGTGTTCTCACCCGAGAATTTATCTGTCTATGATATGTCGAACAGGGTTCCAATCGAGATGGTATCGCTCGAGGCGTTCGATTACATGAAGAGCATGGCGAAGTACCAGAACTCTTCCCATCGATGGGGAAGATATAAGCGTACGGCCATCGAATTTGCCGCCGGTGACAATGCGAACCCTGTGGGGTCGCTCATGATATCAGCGTACTGGGAACCGCTTCGGCCTAGGGATTACGACTCCCCGGTGTATGCAAGTGATGTCCGGCTGACGGAAATTGAGAACCGGCTCATCATAAAATTACTTTCGATAAAGAATAAGACATTCGTGAACGAGCAAGACTTTACACCGGTGGAAGTCCAGACCGAACAACTGGACGATAAGGCGACAAAAGAAGCTGAGAACAGGGTTCGTTAATGGCTATTGATATCTACGGAGAAATACGCACGATCTTTTCGAACTTCATGCACGGCATTGTATCATCGGTCGATGATAGAGATGCGAGCGAAACGTCGCTGAAGAATCTTGTCGGTTTCAACTTGGCTGAGAACAGAGGTAAGTCTACGCGCGATTATGGCACGAGCGATCACTTCGCTTCCATACCGCTACCGACGAGAAACATTCCGGTGGGCCCCAACCTCGAGGCAGTCGTAGCCGTATCGCAGATATTCGGGGTGTCGGCATTCAGAATAGAAGAGCTTGGAGAAGAATTTATCGTTCTTTACGGCAGCACACCGTATGGCTTGCCGTTTCCGCCATCACCTCCATCCCGACCGGGCATCTGGATACGTAGGTTCCGTGGTCCAAGCATGATAGATGGCACGGGGACTGTCGATGTGGGAGCATCAAGTCGCATTGTTGTAGGTCAAGGTGACACCAAATTCGCAGAAGAAATTGCACTTGGTGAGTACATATCCATTACTGGGATTACCAAGAAGGTGACGCGGCTCCTCGATGTTCCATTCACAGAATCGCTATATGTGCTGAGTGCCTTCGGCGGTGCGATATCCGATGAGCCATTTTTACGGCAAGCCAATAGTACCGTCGATCAATGGGTTGAACTTACTGACGTGGTTCTTACCAGTCCGTTTAGCGTCGGGACGAGATTGGAGATTGATGATGTCACGACAACTGCCGTCGATGAAGGTACGTTCAAACTTTATCAAATTGCATCATTGGCTGATATAAACCCAGACAACTTCTTCGCCGGTTGGATTATCAAAGATGTTAATACGCTGGAGGTGTATACCATCATCGGTAGCGTGAATGTCGGTGCCGTAGGATCGAGACGATTACAGTTCACGATTTACGAGTCGACATCAACACTCGCTGTCGCTACGCCAGTTGAACTCTATCGTTATAGCGATTCGTTGAAACTGAATCTCCCCAAATTGGGAGTTCTCGGGACGACATGGTACAGTGACAATGTATCTCAAGACCGCCTCAGTTTCGGATGGCAATGGAACGCGCCACGCAAGGAACTCCCACTGATGATCGACTATGTGAAGAGAGATTTCTTCTATGATGGCACGGTGCCACTGGTGAAGGGGCGGACAGACCAGATATATTTCGGTCGCGAGATACCAGATTACGACAGCCTGGCGGATCTTGGGATTTCATACACAGTAGATTTCACCGCGTCCGACATAGTGTATCCGTCCGCAGATCTTCGCACGGGAAATTGGAAGAACCAATCGAACGGGACTACGAATCTCTTCCAGAGTATTAAAGAAGTTACGTTCGATCCAGCCGATTATGTGACGAGTGATATTGCAAAGCAAACGTACCGCGATTTCGAAGTACAGTTGGATGATATTGGTGTTGGTGCAACCGGAAAACTGAGGGTCTATGTTGCCCTCAACGTCATAGGTACGTTGAATGGCGTATCAAGTTTCAGCAACACATTCTCCGGGTTTTTGGGGACTCCCAAAGGTACGTTGTCTATGGGATGGAAAAGAGGTGCAACTGGAACGATAACCATAAGCAACATCACAACAGAAGTGACTGGGGACGGTGCGAGTCTGTTTTTGCAGGAGTTCGCAGTTGGGGATCGCATTGTTCGCAACTCGAACGGGGAGACAAGAACGGTAAAGAGGATTGTTGACGATGATACGCTATTTGTAGATGCTCCGTTCAGCGCCGCGGTTGGCACTTTAGCATATAGCAATATCATCACCATCGGTTCAGACTTAATGATCGGCTACACGAGTCGTTATCATTACGTCGAGGTTGACATTGAAACGATCAATACTCGCTTCGGCGGTGGCACTGTGTTCGCAAGCGGGACACGCACCCTTACAGGTAGGGTAGAAGTCGATAATCACGGCGACAAAGCGGAGCAGTTTACGTTGCGGTTATTGCAGATGAAGATAGAACAACCGACAGCATCGGCTGTGAGCTTTGTCCGGTTTGTGATAGTGCCGATGTTCAACGGTTACATGCTCGGCAGGCCGATGCTGCTGAACACGAGCGTGAGTTCCGCTTCACCCTTCACATTCTATCTAAGGATGGCAGCCCTGTTTCCGTTGCTTGACAAGCGTTTGACAAGTTTGTTTGTGTTCTCTGATTATGGAGACGATACTCTCAATGTCGATCAATTTTATTCGGCATGGGAAGTGTCGCTGGTAAAGAACGAACAGAACAAGCGCGGCGTCCCATGGGGAGAGGTGAATGTGTGGGCACAAGAGACTCTCGACAACCGTTATTATGCGCAAGATGCTGGTTTGGCCGAGAACGCGCCCGAGGCTTTTGTGAATAGTCGTATAAAGACAGATCTGGTTCAAGTGTCAGATCTGCTCGGTTATGGCATAGTAAAGGACATCCCTACTATCGGAGCGAACTGGCGGTATCAGACCAAGACCGCAATCGGGGAACGTACAATGGTAGTCATCGACGAAAGCGACGATGTATTGCGTCTCTGTCTCTTCGATGCCGAAGGATTGATGAACGATCACAACTTTCCAAACAGGACAAAAGATAACGCATCCAATCCGCTCAAACTCTTTCTTGGAGGGCGTGGAGAATTACTTGGGATTGTCGGTCAACTTGGGAATATATATGCGTTCAAGCGTTCTGCCATTGAAATTATCCAAGCATCGACAACAGCATCAAACATCATCAGCGCAGACGTTGCCGCGAAGAAGTCTATCATTATCACCAAGTTTGGAATAGTCTACGCTGGGAAATTCGGCATCTACGTCTTGCCGTCACATGGCGGATTGTTTGAGACGTTGACGACTTCCATCAGGAATGAATATGTCGCGCTTTCTGATACCGACAAGGAAGCAATTATCGCTACTGAGTGTGAGGACATAGGAGTCATCATGTTCTCGATGCCTTCAATATGCTATGTGTACCATGTCGGGATGGCCGTCTGGTGGAAGCGGAAGTTTGCGCTCTCACCGGTAGCAATGACAAAACGCTCCGACAATTCCGTGATTTTCGGGGCGAACGACACATATCCCGAACCTCCCGTGCTATTGAAGTATCCAGACAGAGCGAGCTATATTGATGGAACGTCCGCTATTCCTTGGGTAATTGAGACCCAATGGTTAACGCTCGGCGCCTCCGACGTAGAGAAGCTGATACGGACGCTTTTATCCGTCACACTGAGTGACGGAGCAATGAGCTACGTGATAGCAATATATTTTGACCGCATCGGACATCCGACGGACTCCCTCCTATCGCTTGGGACTCCATTTGATAGCGTGACCGTATCTACAGTGGACGGAATATCCGAAAGCCCGTTGCCGGTAAAAGTACCGAACAGCTTTCGAGAATGTAAGATTATTCTGCGTTACAATCCGACATTGACAGCCGGTCAAAGTAATCATCCGCTTGACTTGTTGGAACTCAAAGCCTTCGGCGAAACGTCTGTGACTGGACTGGAGGATTGATGGTATCATTTACGAAAAATATCGTGGGGAACAACAAGATACTGAAAGAACAGTTGAATGTCATCACTCGGGAGCACGGCATCATCTTTACCAATGAGACAATGAAAGACGAGAAACTTCTTACAGAGCATTTGAACGCTGTGATGGTAAAGACCAGCAAGAACGTGCGGTTCACGCGAAGTATCGTGAGGGACCCGAACAATATGTTGAATCAATTAAACGTAGCTTTTCAATAACAATAGGAGTGAGTTATGGCAAATTTCATTTTTAACGTAGCCAAAGGTCGGGTTGCTGAGTATGTCAACCGCGTCGACCAGAACGACCCGGCGACGGCGCGGTTAGTTATCATCCCAATCGAAACCTCCGGTATAGAGACTCAGGCGAACCTTGAGGATTCTCTGTCAATCAGCGAAGTCCTCGATGGGGCGACGAACGAGCAAACGACAATGGGTAGAAAATTTCTGACCGACACCGATGTCGCGACAATCGCGGCAGATATGACGAACGACCGTATGGATGTCGACATACCGGATATCACGTGGAGCGCGGCAACGGGGAACGCAATCAGTGCGCTTGTTATCGGGTATGACCCGAACTCGAGTGCTGATTCGGCGATTATTCCTCTGTCGCACCACGACTTCGTGGTAACGCCGGACGGCTCGGATATCGTCGCGCAGATCGCGGCGACCGGATTCTTCAGAGCATCATAAGGAGTAACTCATGAGCAGACAATTCTTTACTGAAGCCCTTAGCTGGGCGACGGCTGATGGCGCTACGATCACAGCCACCGCTTCGGAAACAATCATTTTCCCGAACGTAAGCATTCCTGCGAACTATATGCAGGATGGTCGCGTGTTGGAATTACTTGCCTTCGGTCGATTCACGACGGTCGTTTCCAACACGGTAACATTTAGGATCCGCGCCGGCGGTGTTGGTGGGACGGTACTTGCCGCCTCTGGCGCACTTGTGATGGCAGCTACGACGGCGGGGATGTGGAGGGTACACGCTATAATTCAAACTCGCACCAACGGTTCGTCTGGAACGGTCTATTGTATGGGAAGCGCAAAAATCAACGATGATGTGACGCAGACAGTTGGTTCAGCGACGAACGCCGGCGTTGAAGATTTCATGGGATCTGCCGGCGTTGCAACACCTGCGACCGCGAGCTTTGATCTTACGGCGGCATCCGATCTTGCCCTTACCGCACAGTACAGTTCCGGTACGACAAACACGATGGTTGGTCACATTTATCTGTTAAAAAGCTGGAACTAAGGTGGCAGTCGTTTTTCAAGCGGTCGGAGCTTTGGCAACCACCATATCGAGTCAGACGTGCGCCGTAGTCGCCCCAACATGTCAATCGGACGATATATTGATATGTTGTATCATCAACAAGGTGCTCGCGGTCGCAATCTCTGCACCGGATGCAACGTGGACTCAGATATATCAGGCAGACGGTGACTGTACGACGGCGGCAGACGATCATAGAGCGGCTATCTTCTGGAAAAGAGCAGCCCAAAGTGATAGTGGAGCGACCTTTAATTTCACGAAGGTGAGTGGTACTGATCTATTTGCTGGTGTGATCTCGGCATGGCGTGGATGCGTCGGATGGGGTACGCCAGTAGACCTAACAGCCGTAGGAGCGACGGTAACGGTAGGAGCAAACGACAATGTAGCCTTTCCAGCATTTGATCCGACGACTGGGGAAACTCAGGTTCTCTTCGTCGCTTTCTATGGTAACGATAATACAACATTCAACGCGGCTATGTCGGCAGACGTGAATCCAGACTGCACAAATAGATGGGATCTTGAAACCAACTCTGGCAATGACTGTACGATCGCCTGCACCTCGGGTCAGAGTGACGGTCAAAATATCGCGTCACGAACGTGGGCATCCGCATCTACGACGGATGCAGGTAGCACTGGCGTTGTCTTTGCCCTTGTGCCACCCGCACGTACGCCGTTTAACAACCATCTCTTTGTAAGAACCAGAGGCGGGATTTCTTCTAACATAGGATAATGGGCGTACTTAACACATATAATTTCAACGACGGTACAACCGGAGATATGGTTGACGATAGTCCTACTGGTAGTGGTCTGGGACTTGTCAGTAGTAGTCTGGTTTACGAGGGCGCCAATGCACTACGCCAATGGGATTTCGATAGTAGCGGCTTCGTCATAAATGGCGCAAGGACGCCGACCTACAGTCCGTTCAAGGCAAGAATTTACGGACGTGGTGCATTCTATTACAAAGGATTCGATGATGGTATCGGTACGAACGAAAGTTCAACCGGCATCCACTGTCAAATGGATGGAGCCGCGCCACTTTATCATTATGACGGCAACCCGGTAGATAGCACACTACGTCTTTATCGTGGCACAACAAATCTTGTGACCGGCACCGTGGCATTATCTTTGAATACGTGGTACATCTGGCTTTTCCAATGCTTCGCCGCGGGCGTGAGCACAGTTATTGAATTGAAACTTTACAATTCCACTGGAACTTCTTTGTTGGATACCCTCACCTACAACGGCAACGACACAACGCTGAACGTACAATACGTTTCATTTCAAGGAGGAGCATGGAACACAGCCGGAAAGGGATGCTATTGGGATTGGATTGAAATACGAGATGACGCATATCCCTCGACCATCCCACCGGCACCGAATTTCTTTGTGAAGACGGCTGTCCGTCCACGACCGTTTGCCCCAGGGAGAGCCAGATGAGCAGACCGCAACTACGGAGTAGTTCGCTACAAATCTCCAGAGTGCAAGCAACTCCAGTTACAACTATTGCCCTCGATTTCGCATCTGAGACAGATGCGTCTCAGGCGATAGCGTGGTCTCCTAAGAATCGTCTCGTCAATCAAGTCACTGAGACTGAAACGGCGCAGGCGATATCTCGCCAGAAAATCAAGGCTATTGCTCAAGTCACAGAAACCGAGACAGCACAAGCAATTACTCCGGCGCGTGGGATTACAATCAATCAGGCGAGTGAGACCGACTCCGCACAGGCAGTCACTCATCAAAAGATTAAAGCCCTCTCACAGGCCACGGAAACTGATAGCGCTCAAGCAATAACGGCGCGGAGCATCTATCCGCTAACGCAAGTGACAGAATCGGATTCAGCACAAGTGGTCACGAGCGTTAAGAGAGTTTCTGTCGCTCAAGTGAGTGAAAGTGATTCATCTCAGGCAATCACACGGCAAAAAGTCAAAGCGGTCGCTCAGGCGAGTGAAACTGACTCCGCGCAAGCATTCAGCAAGAAAAGAATATATACACTCACCCAAGTAACAGAAAGCGATGAAGCGCAGGGCATATCAAGCCAACACGGCGTTATACCTATGCCACAGGCGAGCGAGACCGATTCTGCGCAGGCGGTCAAATCTGTCAAGTATAAGACAGTTAATCAGGTTAGTGAGACTGAAACGGCCCAAGCAATTGTAGCGGTGAAGCGTAAAACCTTGGTTCAGGTAAGTGAGACAGAGCTTGCACAGATAATACATCTCGTACGCGTCATTCTTTTGGTACAGACGAGTGAGAATGATCTTGCACAAGCGATAAGTGCGAAGAAGATATCTCATATTCAACAAGTTGAGGAGACTGATTCTGCCAGGCCGCTTGTTACGGGGCAGATTATCGTACCGCTCGAGGAGGCCGAAGAGACCGACGAGGCTTTGGCGATCGGCATCTTGATTCGCCGAATAGTTAAGAGTAGTCAGAGAAGATACAGAATCATTAGTACCTCACACTATTCGGTGACACCCGAGGGGAAGATAGCAAACATCGCACCAAGAATACTGGCTAAGAAGTACAGAATAGTTCACAGCGGCACAAACTGAAAAGGTAGGAGCTATGCCTGATCTTTGGATAGTATCAAACGGTAAGATGATTCAGAGCGAAGACCATCTCACATGGCAAATAGGTGAGAATGAGGTGATATTCGAGGAGCCATTCGCCGACATCAACTACACCTTCCATCCAGATGCACCAGGAGACGTTGTGGTACACGAAGTTATCGGATCACGAAGCGTCGGCGGTCTTCTGGTCTCGCTCGACATCGGAACAATGGAGGGGAACTATATCGCCAAGGGGCTAACAAACGAATACCGTTCAACAACCATGGTAACACAGGGGCTTGGTCTGATACAGCACGGTTCACAGGCTCTTACGGCTGGAAGGAATACGATCACGTTCCCCGAAGAGTTCGCCGATACTACCTATACATTCCAACCTTCTGCTAACGCGGTTTTTTGGACAATAGACATGAGTTCGAAAACAACTACGTCGATCGACATCATCATGGCCGATGATGATCCAGACTTCACTTATGAGGCAATTGGGGTATAATGATGAAAACTTTAGCGATAGCCATCTTAATACTTTCCGCGACCATTAGTTCTTCTGCTCAACCGCAGATCCAGAGAGCCAGCCAGATTCAGTTCGACGATAACATCTACGAGAAGATCTGGTTCCTGAAGAACCACAAGATCGTAGCGAAGGTGGAACATACAGCGAACAATCCAGCCTTCAGTCTTGTCGTGACTGACTCCGGCGCCTACAGTCCATTCTCAGCCGCATTCCTACGAGTCCAAACTCCCGGGGGGAAGGATCTTGTTTCGGCTGGAGTGAATGCACAAGGGATCTTCAATATTGCAGGACGAAGGTCGCGTGACTCCACGCAGGTGTACCACGGAATTTTTAGCGCGGCGAACGACTCAATTATAGCAAGCATTAACGGCATAGAAGAAGTGCGGATAGATGGTCAGAAGATTAACCTGAAGCGAGACCTCATACTTGAGTACGCATCGACCGATCTTGCCGCGCCACGTATAGTCTTCACTGAAACATATCTCGGGGCAAGAGATAGTGCTATAATTTCTATGCGCTTGGCGCCACTTGGCAACTCGGCTATTGAGTTCAGCCGGCCAATACGTTTCGCAAACACTCCAAGTAGCGATCTCGTTGGTCAGCACCAAGCTATAACAATGAATCTCGATACGTTGACCCTAAAGGGGGAAGGGAATAATCTGACACGACTCAATCTCTTCAATGCCGCGCCCGGTCAGGTTCCCGTATGGGATGGTGTTTCATGGCATCCAGAAGATCAGACTGGTGGCGTCGGCGGAGCGGGAGCTCTCGGAGCCAGATGGCAGGCTCTCGGGAATAGCTTCAACCACTACGGCGACACGGACATTGTGTTTGGTCTGAGCATGGTCGGGTCAGTTACAGGTAGCAGGCAAATAACTATGAACCTGGTTCAAAATATCAGAACAACCGATGCACCTACTTTCGGAAATTTGCAACTTGGGAACAACGGGATACTAACTCTAAAAAGTTCGACTGGCACCTCGGCCTTTATTGACTACCCGACTGGGGCCAATAGTCCATTCTTCCATTTTCCAGGATTGAATGGTACATTCACACTCGCCACCCTTGACGGCAACCAGACATTCTCGAGTGCTACGTGGCAAGCTATTCCGGTTGGACTGGCATATTACGTCCACATGAATCACGCAATGACGCGGGACACCCTGAATAGTAATTCTGCTACGAACACAATGACAACGCCGTGGTCGTTTACTGCGAACGTGACCGGACACGATTTCACGTTGCAGAATATATCCTTCGCTGGTCCGACGACGATCACACAAGAAGCGAATAACCGAATGACGATTACTAACTCAGGTCTCATCCGTTTTGCAACCGCAAACGGAATCGAACTTTACGACGGTTCGGGGTTTGCAGCATCGCTCCGCATGTATAGCTCAACGAGCAGTAATAGATTCCTTACGATTCCAAATAATAGCGGTACACTCTGCGTCGGAGCGACTGGTTCACTAACACTTGACCCCATAACCGGCATCATGAGTATCACTGGAGGTTCGGCGATAACAAGTCTCGGTGGTCTGACGGCTCAAACGCAGACGTTCAGCCTCGCTTTCACTGGTAGTACACCGGCAATCGTATCAGCCGTGAACGACCACCAGTTCCGCTTTCAGGATGCTGGCATCGGGATGGCGCACGGGTTCATCACGAATTTGACGCAAACAATATACGGTCGCAAGACGATGATCAATCCGTTTACGGCACAGGCAGAAAGGATCGGTTTGCTGAAGACCAGCAACACGGTGGTCAACGTGAGTCAGCAAGCCGCTTATTTCGTATGTGATCCATCTGTCAATGGTAACATGGTACTGGCCCTCCCCAACATCACATCAGAGCCAGGAGCAAAATATACATTTGTGAGATGGACGAATGGAGTAGGAAGCAACGTGGTCACACTTGTGCCGTTCGGATTGGAAAAGATTGAAGGTCAAACAAGTATTGTGTTACTCAGGGATAACGATAAAATTACTATTTTCAATGATGGGACATCGGCCGATGGGTGGACGATCCAGGCCGGCATTATAGATGGAATGCCCTACAGCCCTCGAGGTTTGGTACAAACCGTAAAAGTTTATCAACGCTCATCCACAGACAGCACATTTGTATCAATAGCGGGGATGACATCTTCGAGTGTGATAGTCGGCGCTCCGATGGTTGATCCCCGTTCAGCGGTGACACCAGCGATACCGTGGAAAACAATTCCTACTACCGGCGGATTCTACATTAAACAATACCAGACGTTCCCGGTGGACAGCGTGCAGTACCATGTTTCTTTCAAACTTATACCATAGAGAGGTCACAAACATGAAGCGAATTTTCTTACTTGGGCTTATTCTTCTTGCGGCGGCTTCATTTACGCGAGCTCAGACATGGATATTGCGTGATGATATGAATTACGCGAACGGGACAGACCTGAATGGCCAAAAGAAGTGGATCAAATTCACAGCCGGGGATTCAACTATTCTGGGTGAGGGGGGAAACTCCATCAAGGGGTCCAACTCAAGGGGCGCCGGTTCCTTTGGTGGTGTGATATGGGATTCAACGTTCACATATGGGGACACTCTCGATTTTGCCTGGGTGTGGAATCAAAATAATTCGGCTGAGACCTATCTTTGGGGTCAGTTTGAAGCACGGATGTATTACGGCATGAGTAGCAAGACCGTCTCTTCCTGGGATGGTTATGCAATCATGTTTGAACGTGGCAATGGTAGTGGGGTAAATGGCGGGGATTATGCCTTTACATGGCACTTTATAAATAATGGCGCCGAGGGATCGTATCTTAATGGTCATAATTCAATTGGTGGCGTCCAATTGAAACAAAATGATACGATTGAGGTCAAGAAAACGGGGAGTAAGCAATGGGTCTACTGGCATCACTATCAAGGTAATGTGACCATTATCGACTCCGCAGATGACAACGTGCATAAACACGACAATTCTTATTTGGGTGTAGCCTTAAGAGTATCGGCCACACCGACAAAACTAGGCTCTTTTTATCTGATTACACAAGCTCCCCCACCGCCGTTCGTTCCTCCGACGAGAGATACAATTCCACCGGTATTGGTCTCACTCACAAATTCATTTTCGGTGGATACCTCTCAGAGTATCACGATCACGGGTGCAATTGCCGACAGTGCTACCCTAACGCAGAAAAATCCGGGCTTGGCAAAATATGTCGTTCTCTTCAGCAAGACCCTTGACGCCCAAGGTCATCCAACGGGTGGCGATAGCGTCGTTACGCTTTGCGGCCTCGCGAAGGATACCTCCTTCTCCGTCACCTTCGCCAAGACATCTGTAACAGGCGACTATTACTTTGAGATACGACCACACGATGACAGCGGTAATGTTTCCTGGTTGCCCGTCAGCAATACGGGGACGCCGCTCAGGAAGGTAACTGTCGGTACGGGCATTGTCGGATCTTTCAAGGTGTGGTTGTACTATCCAACGTTCCACCTAGACAATGTGTATCCGAAATCGCTGAACTACTCATACTTCGATAAGATCATCTATTTCTACGTCAACCCTGACTCGTTACATAACGATATAGTGTGCAACAACAGTCCGGCTGACTCGATCCGTTTTTTCGGCTTTGACAGAAACGCCGGAACACAGACGACAGTCAACAAGTGCTACGCAGTAAGAGACTCCATCCATAATCACTTCGGTGAGTTTTGGTTAGGTATTTCAGCGATCGGTTTTTACCCTCCGGCTACGGCGATTGAACTTTCTGCGATTATGCGCGACACGTCCCGCGCGAGAATTTTTGCTCGCAACGTCAGATTGTTTTGTCAGCGGCATGGGTTTGACGGGGTGGACTTGAACTGGGAATATCCACTGGTATCGGATCGGGCCATGACGACGCTTTCAATGTCGGTCTTACGCAACGAGTTCAACAAAAAAACTCCCGTGCCGCTAAAAGTCTCGATGACGATTGAAACAAACGCCTCAAATCCGGGTGGCAGAGTATTAGACCTTGCGGCATTAGAGCCATATCTTGACTTTTTGACGGTAGAGAGTTCTTCCAGTTCCAATGGTAAACTCGGCCCCGGCCCTTATGCTGGTGTCGGTAACGCGATTTACCGTCCCACAACTGCCGCCAATGACTATAATAATTACAATTGGGTAATGTCAGACACCTTGGCTCAAACCCAAACCAACGGAGGAACCTACGTCACCGCAAATGGGATGAATATCCTCGGTATGCCGAAAGATAAATGTGTACAGTTCATCGACGGATATTCAAAAGGCATGTCGGTGCTTACTCCGACAAGCGCCCCCGTGGGCGGCGAAATACTCCAATCCATGCCTACATTGTGGTCAAATTCTTTCCAGCAATCGAGAGTCGTAAGGGATCCGGTGTCCCACGCACTTTACCTTTCCTGGACGGACGGCACTGGCCCACACATGTTTACCTACGAAGATTCACTTTCCATACTCGACAAGATCAATTTCTTGAAATCGAAGGGATTCAGCAACATAGTCCTCTACGCGGCTGGCGATTCCTATGTCCCTGACTTTAGCGGCTTCCCGATAGCCAACGCACCATTTGTAACAAGCAGGGATGCAATCTTTCGTTGGATGCGAACCGCAGCCGGGCCGAGCGCCGGAGGTTCAATTCCTGTGATTGCGACCCCCTCTCAGGTTACCCCCGCGAACCAGGCAACGAATATTGCCACGAGCGCCCTGTTTCGTTGGACACAGGCAACAAATGCGACAAATTACAGTTTAGTTGTCGCGCTTGACGCGA